GCCTCGCCCCGAAGACGGATACCCCGGCGCTGTGGTGGTGCTGGACTCGTACCGCATGCGCGAAGCCGCTGAACTCGTCAAGCGCACGAAGTATCCCGAAGATGACTACGAGGTTCGCCCCCGTTGGGTGTCTGGCTGGACTCCAGGGGTAGGTGAATGAGCGACATCATCGACGAAATCGACCAGCTAGTCGACGAGCAGATGGCAGGCGGCGAGCCGATCGGCGGATACGACTACGGCAACCCGAACTACCCGAAATGCCCACACCGCGACAGGGATTTTCACGGTATCCCGCTCACCGAGCGGATATTGGAAATGAGGCACCTCACCGGATGGGATGAGAGCTACCGGGTAGACACCGACGATTCACGGATGGTGTGCGAGGGCTCACTGTTCATCGGGCCAATTCACCCGCAGCGTATTCGGGTGAGCGCGATAACAATAGGCCATGCGCCCTTTGCGCCTTGGGTGTTCTTTAGTGAACAGGTCTACGAGGATTCCATCGCTGCGGGACTTCCGACATTGTTGGACGAGATGGTTCGGAGCGCCTATCTGTACGCGCGCGACATTGCTACCGAGGTACTGGGGCCGCAAGAGGTCGTAGCCGAGCGTATCCAGGCCATCGTGGACGCACTCGCAGCTAGCGGCCTTCTCGACCCGCCACCGATAAGCCTGCTGCCCGAAGTGGTACCCAACCCACCATTGCCACCCCAGTACTCATTGCCACCCCAGTACTACCCACCAGCAGTGATTGGACAATCCGAAGGATGGCGGTTTATGGGGCTCACCGAATGACCAAGTGCCGCAAGTGCTCCCAGAAGTGCGATCTGTACCTGTGCTCGAAATGTGTCGAGCAGCTGCGTGAGCACGCAACCCAACTGGCTTGGTTGGTTGCGCGGCTCGATGAGACCGTGACCCGCCAAGACAAGCTCACCAGCGCCACAATCGGCAAGAGCAGCGATGAGCCATTACCGTTCAACGCCAACGCATCAGAGATCGCCGGTCAGGCGCGCGGGACCATCACCACGTGGGTGCGCGCCATCTGTGAGCACCGCGATATCACGTTCGAGCCCGTGCGAGTGATGTCGCTTCACTTCATCGGTCCCCTGCCCGATGAACGCTGGCGACGCATGCCTCGCCGCTACCGGCCCACACTGGCCGACATGTGCGAGTGGCTCGCCGAACATGTGCACGCCATCGCTCTCACTCCTGGCGCCGAAGAATGCGCGCTGGATATGGCCGAGCTGCACGCGTCCATCGTCCGGGCGATCAACCGCCAAGAACGCCATTTCGCCGGCCCGTGTCCCACAGTCAAGGGACATGACCGGCGCGGACAGCAGATCACCTGCGGGCACATGCTGTACGCGGGCGCCGAGGAACAGTTCGTCGAATGCCCCGAATGCAAAGCCAAGATCGACGTTCAGAAGAATCGCCTGCGCACGTCCGTGGACCGCGACCTGATGCCTGAACCCAAGCTGCTCGAGGCCCTGCGCGCCGTCGAAGGTGGCCTCGATGAGGACGGAAACCCCAAGCCGGTGCCGTCCAAAAATCACCTTCGGCGCTGGATCAAGAAACGCCAGCTGCACATCCGGGGCTGGGTCCACCAAGGCCGTATCGTTGAGCATTACATTCAGCGCGGAGATCCCCGGGTATTCAGCTTCAGCCAGGCTCAACACCTGTGGTGGAAACACCTAGCCACCAACGCAACACAGGAACCGTCCGAATTGGAGGTGACGGCGTGAGTGACGTCCAACAGGAGACCTGCTACTGCTACTCGATTGTTCGGGACGACAAGGGGCGGCTGCAATGCCTCAAGCATGGTGACGTTACCGGTCGGCACGGGGATGAGCGGATCGGCAAGGTGCGCCTGGATCAATGGAAAGGCTGGAAGCAACGCGTTGATTGACGGGTGCAACACGGCCTCGAACAGCGTTGCCATTTCAAGCCTCTGACCTGCTAGAATCCGAATTGTCAGGAGTTCACCCTGCCCGAAAAACCCCGGTCTAGCTGGGGTTTTGTCATATCCGGGGAGGCGACCCAATGCCCAGTGCACCACCGCGTGTGTGCGCTCGCTGCCACAAGCCAGCGCCCAAGGGCCGGCCCTGCTCCTGCCGTCCAGCGTGGGAAGGCTCCACCCACGACAGCGGCAATGACCGACGCTGGCAGATGGTGCGCGATGCATACCTGGCCACACACCCGCTGTGCGAGCACCCGGGCTGTCCGCGCCTTGCCGACGACGTAGACCACGTGACGCCGCTGGCTGAGGGCGGTGCCAAGTACGACCCGCGCAACTTCATGTCCCTGTGCGAGGACCACCACAAGGCCAAGACCAACGCCGACGCCCTGCGCGGCAAGACCAGAGCGAGGTGAGCACGACCCATGGCACCAGCCGAGTTCCGAACCATGACCGTTACCGCCGAGGTCCGCTCACCACGCGAGGTAGTGCTTCTGCTCAATGGCCAGCCCATTGGCACATGCAAGATCAAGGTCCGCATTGCGCTTGCTTGCTTGGATCAAGGGTGTTTTCGCCAAGCCGTGCAGCAAACCCCGTCTGTGGTGAGCAAACTTCTACCCAAAGGCGCGTGCATAAATATTCAGAGGTTTATGCATGGCGCATAACCCCGATTGGCGCATAATCGCAGTTCGGAAGGGGTATAGGGGTGAATATCGCTCTGACCAGCACGTATGCGACTCGCCGCGGTAGTCTCGCGTTTTTCTGCACAACATTCATGCAAGGGGGGGTAATTATGCATAAACCCCATGGCGTGCCAGCAAATGGCCCCCACGTACAGCAAATAGGTGGTGAGTAATGCCCGGTCAGCTGCCAGCGCCACTGCTCTTACTCAACGGGCGCGGTGCAGGCCAGGATAGTGCAGGTCGGCCGGTCGCGCAGCCGCCGGCCTTCAAGCGGCTGGCCCCGAATCCGCCGTCCTGGCTCTCGCGTGAGGCAAAGGCCGAGTGGAGGCGCGTTTCCCCTGGTCTGGTGCGTCTTGACCTGATCAAACCGGAGGACCGCGCGACGTTGGCCGCGTACTGCGAGACGTGGGCGCGGTTCGTCGAGGCGACCAAGGATGTCACGGCCAACGGCATCACCGTGCGCAATGAGTCGACCCGCAAGGACGGCACCACGTCGGTGTGGTGGACGAAGAACCCCGCGGTGGCGGTGGCCGAGCAGGCGTCCGCGCGGTTGCTGCAGTTCGCCAACCACTTCGGTTTGACGCCGGCGGCCGAGCGCAACGTGTCCAAGCGAGACGACGATCGTGGCGAGTTCGAGGCGAACCCGTTCGCGGGTGCAGCCGCCGACGACTGATAGCCCTTGGGCTGACGCTGATCTCGATGCGCTCAAGCTCAGCCCCGAGGTGGCGTGGTATCTCGAATCACGCGGGTATCCGGTCCCTGACTGCCCTCCACTGATCAAGACGCCGGAGCCACGGGAGGTTCCGGGGGCGCGGTTCGATCCTGAGCGAGCCGACAAGGTTATTGCTGCGTTCCGGCAGTTGCGTCACACCAAGGGTAGATTCGCTGGTCAGCGCTTCGACCCTGACGTGTGGCAGGTGGCATACGCGATTGCGCCGGTTGCTGGCTGGGTGCATCGCTCTGTGGATTCGGGCGATTGGGTGCGCATCGTCAGGGTCGCCTACATCGAAATGCCGCGCAAGAACGGCAAGACGACGACCGCGGCCGGGTGGGGCATCTACCTGACGGCAGCTGATGGAGAGCAGGGCGCGCAGGTGGTCGCCGCGGCGACGACCAAGGAACAGGCCGGGTTCGTGTTCGAGCCGGTGCGCCAGATCGTCAACAAGTCGCCAGGGCTGAAACGGTACTTGCGGGCGCTCAAGCACCGGATCACGCACGCGGTGTCAGGGAGCTACTTCCAGCCGATCGCCAATGCGGGCGATGCGCAGCACGGCGCGGACATTCACGGCGCGATCGTCGATGAGCTGCACCTGCACAAGGACATGGTGCTGATCGAGGCGCTGGAGACTGGCACCGGCTCTCGTGAGCAGCCGCTCATCATCTACATCACGACCGCGGACGCCGGGCGCCGGCACACGCCGTACGACGAGAAGCGCTCCCTGATCGAGAAGTTGGCGCGCGGGGTGCTCAAGCGGCCAAGCACATACGGAGTTGTGTTCGCCGCCGAGAAGCCCGAATACGAGAACGGCAAGCTGGTCAAGGGCGATGACCCGTTCGCCGAATCGACGTGGCGCAAGTCCAATCCGGGCTACGGGATCAGTCCGACAAAGCAGTACATGATCGAGGCCGCGGAGAAGGCCAAGGACAGTCCGGCCGAGTTGGCGCGGTTCCTGCGGCTGCACCTGGGTATTCGGACCAAACAGGAAACCCGGTATCTCGATATCGAGGACTGGGACACCAACGCCTCGATCGTGGACCTGTCCCGGCTGGCCGGCCGGCAGTGCTACGGCGGGCTGGACTTGGGTTCGACGTCGGACCTGACGGCGCTGGTATGGGTGTTCCCCACCGAGGACGGCGCTTTCGAGGTACTGGCCCGGCATTGGGCGCCAGAGGATTCCATTCCGGCGCTCGACGAGCGGACCGCCAATGCCGCGTCGACGTGGGTCAAACAGGGCTGGCTCACCGCGACGCCGGGCAACGTGACCGACTACGACTTCATCGAGGCGCAGATCGGCCGGGACCGCGACGAGTTCCTGGTGCAGGAATGCGCCTACGACCGCTGGAATGCCAACCAGCTGATCAACAATCTGACCAGCGACGGCGCTCCGATGCTGACGATGGGCCAGGGGTTCGCCTCGATGAGCGCGCCGACCAAGGACCTGCAACGGCTGATCCGCATCGGTGCCCGGACCGACGAGAACGGCTTGCCGATCAAGCCCATGATCCGACACGGCGGCAATCCGCTGTTGCGCTGGGAGATCGACAACTTCGCCGTCGCGATGGACCCGGCAGGAAACGTGAAGCCGGACAAGGCCAATGCGGGCGACAAGATCGACGGCGTGGTGGGGCTGATCATGGCGCTCTCGCGCGCGCTGGCCGCCAAGGAAACCGAGACGAGGAGTGCATATGAAGACAGCGACTTTGTCGCGCTGTGAGGCTGACCGGTGGGTCTAGCCTCATGGCTTGGATTCGCGCCCAAGCCTTCTCAGATTCCGAGCATGCCGTCGCGGCCGACATACGAGCTGATTCCCGAGGGCATGAGCTTGGACGAGTACCTGACCAGCGTCATGCATCAGCCGGTCGAAAAGCTATGGCGCGAGCAGCCTCACCTACGCACCTTGGTCGGATTCGTCTCGCGCAACATCGCACAGCTGGGCATCCACGTCTTCGAGCGTGACGCCGAGGACGGGCGCAACCGGCTCAGGGACAGCCCGCTCGCGAACCTGCTGCGCGACCCCAACGACGATATGACTCAGTTCGATCTGATCGAGGCCACCGTCGCGTCGAGGATGCTCTACGACGAAACGTATTGGTATGTCGGCCGGGACAATAGCGCGCCGACAGGTTGGGTGATTCGGCACATTCCGACGACATGGGTCATCGGCACCATCGGACAGACGGCATTCAACGTCGCCAAGTACAAGGTCGCGATTCCGGGGACATCTGGGCAGTGGACAGAGATAGACGCCTCCGACATGATCGTGTTCCGCGGCTGGAACCCGGTCGACCCGAGGTCTGGCGTTTCGCCCGTGCACTCGCTCAAGGCGATTCTGGCAGAACAGATTCACGGTCAGGTTTTCCGTGACCAGATGTGGAAGCGCGGCGGGCGGGTCGGCTCCTACCTGACACGGCCAGCGACGGCGCCGCCATGGACCAACGCGGGCACGGACGGCGTCTCGCCGCGTAAGCGATTCATCGAGCAGTGGACGAACTCCTACGCCGGCGACAACGCATCCAACGCCGGCGGGACGCCGCTACTTGAAGACGGCATGGAACTGAAAGCAATCGCGTTCAACGCCAAGGAAAACCAGTGGGTCGAGGGCGTGAAACTGTCGCTGGAAACCTGCGCGCAGGTCTATTTCGTCAACCCCACGATGGTGGGCATTCTCGACAACGCGAACTACGCGAACGTGCGCGAGTTCCGCAAGGCGTTGTACGGAGACAATCTCGGTCCCGAGATTGAGCGGACAGTGCAGCGCATCAACAAGAAGCTGGTGCCGAAGCTGGCCGACCCGCGAAACGTCTACTGCGAGTTCAATCTCCAAACGAAGCTGGCCGGGTCCTTCGAGGAGCAAGGCGACATGTTGCAAAAGGCCATCGGTGGCCCGTACATGACGCGCAATGAGGGGCGCGCACGGCTAAACATGCCGCGCATCGACGGCGGCGACGAGCTGATCGTCCCGCTGAACGTCACCGCGAATGGTGACCAGAACCCGGTACCTGCAGGCAACGAGCCGACCGACCCGAACGAGGGAGATAAGAGCAATGGCCGCCAAAACAACGGACACGATCTGCATGTCCACTTCTGACGATCTCGCTGCGAAGCTCGGCCCGCACGCCGAGTCCGGCGCGAAGTCTGTGGTCGTCAAGTTCAAGACCGATGGGCTGGAAGACGGCGAGTTCATCGGCTACGCCAGCGTTTTCGGTAACAAGGACAGCTACGGCGACGTGGTTCTGGCGGGTGCGTTCACGAACACGCTCGCCGACTGGAAGGCCAAGGGCATTCCGATTCCGCTGCTGTGGGGGCACAACACGGCCGACCCCGACTTCAACCTCGGTGAGATCCTCGAGGCCACTGAGGACGACCGCGGGCTCAAGGTGCACGGCCGGCTGGATATGGAATCGCCGAAGGCCGCGCAGACCTATCGGCTACTCAAATCGGGCCGGGTCAATCAGATGTCATTCGCCTATCGGGTGGTTGATGGCGCGTACATCCAGCCCGAGGGTGAGGACAAGACCTGGCGGGATGCCTACTACGAGCTACGGGAACTCGAACTCTATGAGGTGTCAATCGTGCCGATCGGCGCCAACCAGGAGACCGAGATTCTGGCGGTCAAGGCGGCTACCAGTGCGATGGCGTCCAAGGCCGGACGCGCGCTGTCGGCGAAGAACGGGGAGGCGCTGCGCGGTGCCCTTGCCCAGGCCGAAGAGATCGTGACCGCGCTCAAAAGTGTACTGCCGGATGAGGATTCGACAGACAAAGAAGACCAGGACCAGACCAGCGGTAAGGAACCGCCCACCGAGGAGTCGAAAGCTTCGTCGGATGTGGCCACGCCAGACCCGTCCGTCTACCTGGCGCTGTTAGCAATCAACGAAGCCTGAAAGGGGTAAATGGGATGAATCCCAAGGAAAAGCTCGCAGCGCTGATCAAGGCGGCGCGTGAGGTGGCTGAAAAGGCCAAGGGCGAGAACCGGGCACTGACTCCGGAAGAGCAGACCGACCTCGACGGCAAGATGGGCGAGATCGATCAGCTCAAGTCTGACATCGCCGCGGGCGAGAAGTCGGCTGCCACGCTGGCAGCGCTCGACCGGATGGCCGGCGAGATCCCGGGTGATGTCCAGCCGAGCGGTGACGAGCGGGGCGCGAAGTCCCTCGGTGAGCACTTCGTCAAGCACGCGCATGCGAGCATGGTCGAAAAGAAGGGGCAGTCCAACGTCACCGTCGGTGCGCCCGAGTTCATTCCGTCGAAGGCGGCCACCGACAACCACGTCGTGGGTGGCTGGACGGACGGTGCGCCGTTCCTGACGGATTTCGATCACACTGTCGTACAGGCACCGCGCATCCGCCTCACGATCGACGACCTACTCGCGCAGGGCCCGATCTCCGGCAACGCCATCAGTTACCTGGTGGAAGGTGCGCGCGAGGGCGGATTCGCAACCGTGGCCGAGGGTGGCGCGAAGCCGCAGATGCACTTCGTGAACCCCACGCAGAAGACCGACGCGCTCAAGAAGATCGCCGGCTTCATCACGCTCACCGACGAGTTCCTGGAAGACGCCGATTTCCTGAAGACGGAAATCGACACCCGGCTGCTCTACGAGTTGGCCTACATCCAGGAACAGCAGTTGCTCAACGGCGACGGCACCGGCCAGAACCTGCTCGGTGTGCTGAACCGATCGGGTCTCCAGACCGAGGCATCGGCGGGCCCGACCGACAACTTCGACGCGGTGTTCCGTGCTATGACGAAGGTCGAAACCAATGCGCAGCTGCCGGTGGACGGTCTGGTGATTCACCCGAACGACTACCAGAAGTTCCGGCTGACCAAGGACGGCAACCAGCAGTACTACGGTGGCGGCCCGTTCGCTGGCCAGTACGCCAACGATGGCCTGGTGCTGCAGCCGCCCCTGTGGGCGCAGAAGACCGTCGTCACCCCGGCCATCGCCGAGGGCACCGTGGCGGTCGGCTCGTGGAAGCTGGCGGCAACCGCCTACCGCAAGGGCGGCGTCCGTGTCGAGTCGGCGACCCAGCACGCATCGAACTTCACCAGCAACCTGGTGACCATTCGTGCGGAGGTCCGGCGCGCACTGGCACTTCGCAGGCCGCTGGGCTTCTGCAAGGTCGCCCTGGACTGGACCGCGTAGTTCCGGCCCACTGACAACCGTTGCGGCGCTACGGGATTGCATGCCCTGAGCGCCGCAACGGTTGCTCGAATCATCCGTGATCATCCGAAGGAGAACCTGATGAAGGAATACACCCTGACCACCCGGCACGGCGAAACCACCGTGCAGTTGTCTGACGAAGACGCCGAGGCTTACGGCGACGCTGTGACACCTGTAGCCGGGAGGTCCAAGCGCGCGGCCAACAAGGCCGCCGCCCCGGAGAACAAGGCCGGCGGGTCCGAGGCGAGCGCGTAGGTATCGAATGCCCGAACTCACAGTCGACGATGTCGAGCAGTACACGCGAAAGCGGCTCGACAAGAACGACACTGAGACCGAGCGGCTGCTAGCCGCAGGACTGGCCTATGTTCGGCAGTTCTGCGGCTGGCACGTCACCCCAGTCAAGACCGGGCACGAGGTCGAATTGGACGGGCCCGGAGGGCGCCTACTGGCCCTTCCCACGCTCAAGCTCATCGCGCTCACCCAAGTCACCGAAGACGGTCATCCGGTGGATGTTTCGAGCCTGTACGTGTCTAAGCGTGGGCTGGTGCGCAAGAAGGGTGGCGGCTTTTGGTCGCCGCATTACGGTGCCATCACCGTGACCATGGATCACGGCATCGACGACGCAGACGCGTTCAACGCTGCGGTGCTCTCATTCATTGATCGCATGTCGAAGGCCCCAACTGGCGGCGATCCAATCGCGGTAGGGCCCTTCCGATGGGCCGAGCAGAAAACCGTCTCAAGGACGGCGTTCTCCGCTGCAGAGCTGTCGATTCTGGAGCAATACCGCCTCGAGAGTCCGGCATGAGCGAGCAGGTGATCCGTCACCGCGGCGGCGGCCGGGACGAAAACGGGAAGCTGACCCCGGCAACCGACACCACACTCACGGCCATAGCGGTGGCACCCGGCAGCGGTTCACAATCCGGGCAAGGCCACCGCCAGGAGCGGGCGCGCAGCGGTGAGGACATCGCGTGCACGGTCTACTTCAATCCCGGCACGGACCTGATCAACAGCGATGAATTGACCGTGCGCGGCAACCGTTTTCCGATCATCGTCAATGACTGGATGCTCTCGGGTCGAGGTGGCCTCGAGGTGCTGTGCACGCGGGGGCAAGGCTGATGGCCTTCGTACTAGACCAAGAGGGCGGCGCCGAAGTCCTCAAGGAACTCGCCGCAGCCTCGATCAAGGGCCTGGCAGACCAGATTGCCGATGAAATCGGCGAGGGCGCCAAGGTCACGATCTACACCACCGACCGCGCCGCGGCATCGGTGAGTGTGCCCGCTGAGATGCAGGCCAAGGATGGCGTGCTCACTCGTGCCGCCGCGGCGGCTGGGCTGGAGGTGCGGCCGAAGCCCGCCGCGGAGAAGCGCAGTCGCGGCAAGGGGCGCAAGGCGCGGACGGAGACGACACCCGCGGAGGCGAAGGCATCCGGCGACACAAACGAGGCGTGGGTGGCTACGCGGCGGGCACAACGCAAGGCTGGCCGGTGACGCTGCCAGCGGTGCGTGAGCCTGTCGACGTAGCGCGGCTGATCAAGGACTGGCTGAAAACTGATCTGGCCACACGGTTCCCGGAGCTGTCGGTGCGCCTGGAACTTCCGGCCGATTGGACGCTGGACTCTCCCCCGGTACTGCTGATCGCCGATGACGGCAGCACGTTGGACATGTGGCCGGCGGCAACCGATCCGACTATCCGTGTCACGTCGTGGACTTCGGGCCGGCTGACGAAATACGCCTACGCGGCAATGCCCCGCTTGCTCACCACTCGGATTCCCGGTATCGCCGCGATCCTGCCCGGCACTGCGTTCCTGGAGGCCCGCGACAAGCGCACCGGCGGCGACCTCATCTCGTTCACCGTGCGAACCCGCGTCCGCACCCGATAACCGCGCAGTCGCGCACCGAATCAACCCCGCCTATCTGGCGGGGTTTTTTGTTGGCCCGCAAGGGCTCTCACGCCCTAAAGGAGGGAATCAACAATGGTTGCAACCATCAATCCTGATGCCACCGTCATCCCGGACAAGGCAGAGGTCTGGCTGATCCTCAAGGCCGATGTCACGGATATCGCCGCGATCATGCTGGCGGCAGCGACCGACGACCCCGGGGCCAAGGGCTGGGAGTTCTCCGGCCTGATCGACGACAAGAAGGGAATCCCCCTCGACCCGTCCGGCGAGGTCAAGGAATACGACGGGTTCGGACACCCGTCGTTTCGGATCAAGTTCCGAAAGGGCAAGCTCAAGAGCGGTTTCACTGCCCTGGAGTACAACGCCGTTACCCGCAAGATCGTGCTTCCCGGGTCCACGCCGGACAAGCTGGGCATCCCCAAGGATGTTCAGATCTACGTGCTGTACCGGTACGTCGATGAGGACATCACCCGCGTGTGGTTGGCGCTGCGTCCGGCGCTGGCCGAGCTCAAGAGCCACGGCGGCATTGTCGACGGCGAACTGTCGTTCGCGGAGATCACCGTGCACCACACCGCCGACGCGGCCGGGGATGTGTTCAAGTACCTGGACAGCAGCACTGCCGATGATGTCACCAAGACGTTCGACATTGGTTCTGGCGTCACTGGTTACACAGTGACGGTCGATGGTGATCCCACGGTCTCCATTACGGCGCTGACCGCGTACGCGTTGCAATCGGCGTTGCGGGACTTGGACTCTGTGCAGGCGCTCGACGATCCGGGCGTGACCGTCGAAGGCCCCGACGGAGGCCCG